ATGGTTGATGCTTCTGCATCCGCAACAGCCCACTGTCCAGCAGTAGGGTCCATTGTGAAAGCCTTGTGCAAGGCAATTCGCTTGGTGGAACTTGAGTTTGACCTCATTATTCCGCCGCCCCCCTCATGGGGAGTGAATTGTTCTGCAGCCCGGGCATCTTTTGACGGAGTTTGTGCCTCCGCGGGGCGTGACTTGGGTGAGTTTCGAAAAAGGGAATGCAAGATTGCTCTTAAGTCTTGCGTTAGGATCTTTGACGTTGCTTGTTCAGGTTGCGATTTTGCCGCGGCACAAAAAGCAAGAAGCCTCTGGCTTCAAGCTTGTACCCGACCTGTGCCGGTTACTGAATGCGCTTGGGCTCGCGATCCGTCGTGGGTCCTTAAGGAGCGTGTTCGTGAACTAGTCACGGGTTGGGGAGCCAGGCTTGCCAGAAGCCGAGAAAAAGGAAATAGTATTAGTGAGTGGGGGGGAGGATATGCCGATCAAAATGGCTGCCTAGAGCAGACCCGTTTTCTTGGTGGCACTTTGTCCGTTCGTTCAGATGGCTTCGGCCCTCTGAGCGAGCTCAGACTAGGTGTCGCCAAGACTAAGGGAAAGCTCCGGGTAGTTACGATGCAGAGTGCACGTGTCAAGAGGGTTTTAGCCCCTGTTCACGAGGCGCTTTACGATCATTTGTCTTCTTTCGGCTGGTGTGTACGTGGCGATGTCCTTAAGACAGATTTTTCCGCTGTTGTCGCTGACCGTCGTGCCTCGGAGTCTTTTATCTCCGGCGACTACTCGGCTGCAACCGACAATATACTACCTTGGGTAACTGAGGCGGTAACTTCGGTTCTGGTGGAAGACTCTAATCTTACGGAGGAGGAAAGAGGGTTGATGTTGGCAGCAATCGGCGATCTTCACCTGTGGTCTAAGAGCCGCAAGACAAGATATCAGTTGACTAGGAAGCAGATGATGGGGAATCTCTTGAGTTTCCCCATTCTGTGTCTTATCAACAAAGCTTGCTACGACATTTGCTGCGACATTAGCTTTGGTGCGGGCAGTAGAAGAGTTGGCAGGTTTAATGGCGATGACTGTATGTTCTCGGGCGATCGTGACTTCTTCTCTCTCTGGGAAGATGTCACTTCTACCTTCGGACTTGTAGTCAACCGCCAAAAGACCGGCTTTTCAGACATTTGGCTTGACTTGAACAGTCAGCCATATCATGTCCCCTCTCGGAAGCTCGTACCTCGGCATTGTCTCTCTTTTCTCCGTCCGTTTAGATCGGACTGCGTTGACCTCCTCGGAGAAGTGTGGAAGGGTACAAAAGAAATGCGGCATAGTGTACGCCAGTATGCTGTGTCAGTTCTTGCCAGACACGAGATTGTCCTTCGGGACTTTTGCGTGGCTAATGTGCCCCGATATGTAGTATCCGGGTTAATGAAGAGATCCTGGTTTCGTAGGTGGCGGGGTTCTGACCCCGTCCCCCCCGTTGTTACCGGAGTCTCCAGAGCCGACAAGGTTGTAGTTTCAGATCCTCCCCGTGAAGATCTGTTCGCCCTTGTCGACGAGGCACATGCAACCGCGGAGAGGTCTAGAGAAGATCTCTGGTCCGGTGTTCCCTTGTCTTTTGAAGCATCCCCTGTTTGGGGAGGTCATTTTGACATTGAACCCGGTCCTGAGGTCCGATCTATACGTCGTCGCGCTCGGGGGGGGCCCCCCCCCCCCCCCCCCCACCAAACAAAAAAAAAAAATAAAAAAAAAAGAAAAAAAGTAAAAATAAAAAAAAATTTATTATGGAAAAAAAAATAATAAATATAGTAAAAAAAAAAAAAAAAAAAAAAAAAAAAA